GGTAAGATAGTAAAACTAAAGGACGACTTAATGTCTGCTACTCGTTATGCAGTTATGAGTCTAAGACATTCAACAACAGAGACTTCTAAGTGGAATAGCAAAGGAAGACTCGGACCAAAGGTCGCAATAATATAGGAGACAACAATGTCAGAGTGGTTAAAAAACTTAATGACTAATCCAAAAGGTGCTGCTAAAAAACAAAGAGCAGAACTTAAAAACGTAGCAGGTGCAGGTGCATATAAAAAATTAATGGATGCTGCAAACAAATCTGCTAAAACAAAAGCAGTTAAAGCATTGAAAGCAACAGGTGGTAGTCAAGCTAAAAAAACTAATCAACCTAAATCTAAAACAAAAGCAATGCAAGAGTATTTGAATAGAATGAAAAAGACTCACAAAAAGCACGGTATTAAAACTTCAAGGAAAAAAGGATATTCTATCTAATGGAAAATCTAGTAGCATCGCCTACACAAATGGCATACAAGCTAAGAGACTTAGAAAATCAAGTAGCTGAGTTGCAAGAAGAATTAAAAAAACTAAAGGAATCAAATGGCAAAAGAACCAAAAAAGATAAGTGACGATGAACTGTCGGCACAATTAGATTCAGAGATTCAAGGAGCAACTGGGTACGCAAATACTGAGCTATCTAATCAAAGAGAAGAAGCTATGCAGTATTATTTGGGTGAGCCATTTGGTAATGAGATAGATGGTCGTTCTGAAATTGTAACTACTGATGTCAGAGATACAGTTGAATACATTATGCCATCATTGATGCGTATATTTACTACTCACAACAACATAGCTGAATTCGAGCCACAAGGTCCAGAAGACGAAGAAATAGCACAACAAGCTACTGACTACTGCAACTATGTATTTAATCGCCAAAATAACGGGTTTAAGGTCCTCTATGATGCCTTTAAAGATGCACTTATAAGCAAGACTGGAATAATTAAACATTACTGGGAGCAAAAAGAAGACATCCATACAGAGACTTATACCAATCTAACTGAGATAGAATACCAATCTATACTAGCAAATGATGACTATGAAGTTATAGAACATACAGAGACGGTAGTTCAGAAAGCAGTTGTTGATGATTTCGGTACATTGATTAGTCCTGAAGTAGTAGAGCATGATGTTAAAGCTAAATGCTACAAAGGATATGGACAGGTTAGAGTAGTATCTGTACCACCTGAAGAATTTTTAGTTTCACGTAGAGCAACATCATTAGAAGATGCAGACTTTGTTTGTCATAGGGTTAAGAAATCTGTAAGTGATTTAATCAAAGAGGGTTATGACCCAAACATTGTAAATGATTTGCCAGGATACGCACAATCAGAAGCAGAATTAAACGAAGAAAGATTAGCACGATTTAGCTATGATGATGATTCCGTCCCACCATCCGAGGGTAAAGGGGCAAACAAAAAGGTTTGGATAGACGAATGTTACATAAAAATTGACTATGATGGAGATGGTGTAGCAGAACTTAGAAAGATTACTAAAGGTGGACAATACATCTTAGATAACGAAGAAATCGACATGATTCCTTTCTCAGCTATCTGTCCTATGCCTATACCACATAAGTTTTATGGCATGTCTATTGCTGATACTGTCAAAGATATTCAACTAATTAAATCAACAATCATGCGTAACCTATTGGATAATATGTATTTAACCAATAACGCAAGATATGCTGTACTTGCAGGACAAGTAGAACTAGATGATTTACTTACATCACGTCCAGGTGGGATTGTAAGAATGAGAAGTCCTAATGCTGTAACAGCGCTACCTACTCCACAAATTCAACCATATGCATTTCAAATGGTTCAATACCTTGATAACATCAGAGAAGAAAGAAGTGGTGTATCTAAGATGACACAAGGACTAAACCCTGATGTATTAACTTCTCACGTAACATCAGGTGCAGTTTCAGCAGCAACAGAGTCTGCAATGCAACGTGTAGAGTTAATAGCTCGTATATTTGCAGAGACAGGTATCAAAGATTTATTTAGAAACATATATGCTTTAGTACAGAAGTACGAAGATAGAAAGAAAATGTATTATCTCAATAGTAAGTTTATACCGATTGATGTATCAAGATGGAAAGAAAAACTGAATTGCACTGTCAATGTTGGTGTAGGCAGCGGATCGCAACAGTCTAAAATGCAAACGATGTCTAGCATTATGACGATACTAGGAACATTGGTACAACAAGGAGCTATGGGAACATTAGTCACATCTAAGAATTTATATAATGCAATAGGTGAATATATTGCACAAGCAGGATATAAAAATACGGATCAATTTATATCTAATCCTGAAATGATG